TTTTTTACAATCATTATCATTATAAATTTTAATTTCATATCCTTTACAATATTTTTTTAAATTTTTAATAACATATTTTGGAATTTTATCTTTATTATAATATGTACAGTGAACTATTTTTGGTATATATTTATTATAGTTATTTGTAAATTTTTGTATTCTTATTGAATTTTTAAAAATAAAATAAGAAATAAAATTAATAAATTTTTTTATATTATAACTTGAATTATTAAACCCGTAATAAGTTAAACAAATTATAAATATTGTTAATATTAACATATATATATATAATGTAGATAAATATATATTATCTCTATCTTTTCAAGGTTCTACTATAATTATAAAACTATTTATTAAAATTACTGTAAATAAGTTTTTTTTGGTACTAAATAATTATATTTTATAATATCTCCAATTCTTTTATTACATTCACTTTCTATAATTTTTAAACTTTCTTTTTCATAATTAATTAAATTTTGTTCATAAAATAATTTTAAATTTTCTATTTTATTTTTTAAATTTATATTTTCTATTTTTATATTATTTGAATTTATTACAATTTCTGATATATTATTTAAAAGTTGTTGAGTTTCTTTATTTAAATTACGAATACTTAACTCGTAATCTTTATTAATTTTATTTATTTCTAATATTAAATTTTTAATTTTATTATCTTTCTCTTTTATTATTTTTTCTAAATCATTTATTAATAAATGAATACCATATTTAGAGTGCATTTAAATAATTTAGAATATATTATTTAAAATATTATTTTTTAAACAATTGTTTCATCATCTTCTAAATTATTATTATCACTATTAAATACATTATCACTTCCCATATCAATACCAATATTATCTAAATTTAAAACAGATTTATTATTATCTAAATTTTTATTAATTTGTGAGGTTGAATAACTATCTGTTTTTGATTCTGTATCAGTATTATCAGTATCTGTTTCTATATCATTATTATCTTCATCATTATCATAATCTTCATCATCATCATCATCATCATCTAATAATCTTAAATTTTTTTTTATTTCTTTTTCGGTTGGATATCTTCTATTTATAGTATAAAAACTTTCTCTAAATTTGTCTTTTTTTTGTTCTTTTTCTAATACTTTTTTCTCTAATAAATTATTACTTAATTGTACTTCTCTATTTAATTCTTCAATCATAATATTTCTATCATTATTATTCATAATATAAATATCTGTTGATGTAATATCATCACATATCTCGGGTTTAATTATTGTATTATTTTTTTTAAATTTATTATTAAAATTATTTAAAACTTTTTTAGGAACAAATGGTGAAATTTCAACTAATCTATTATATTCTTCTTTACAAAATTTTATAAATTGATCTGGTGACATTCTATCCAATGGATGTCGAATTAATTCAGCATTTATATCTCTATAAAATTTTCCCCAAGATAATGATGCTATACGGTGTGATTCATTTAATTCAGATACTTTTAAAAATTGTGAAATAGTTGTTATTATACCTGCTATTAAAGACATAGAACCAATAATCATCGATACAGTTGGTTTAAGATCATCGTTAATTCTTTCTTGAGCAAAATTAGCAGTTCCTGCTAGTGTAGAAATTATAATAACTGGTATTGTATACCACGCATTTTTTCGTTGATAAATTTGCTTTGCTCTTAAATGCATCCATTGATAACATTGTGATTTATCTGCCCATCCTTTTAGTAAGCCTTCTTCTTCTTCTTTCCAATAATTTCTTTTTTTAAGTTTTTTTTTTACGTTTTTTTTTTGTAAGACCATTAATAGTTAATATTATTTTTTCTTTTAATTATTTTTTTTTTACAAAAAATTTAAATAAATCTTGTGTTTCTAATTTAGATATAATTGAATTAGAACAATTCATAAAATAATTAATTAATTCATTTAATTGTACACAATATTTTTCATATTCTAAACTAATATGGTTTTTTTTATTTTGTAATGATACTTTAAAATTTGTTGTATGATAATTTTTTTTAATTGCTATTTCAAGTTCTTCATTTATATATTCATCAATTAATTTTAAAAATTCATTAATTAAATTTAAATTTTTAATTGTAGAATTTATTAAAATGATTATATTATTGTAATCTATTTTATCTTTTTTTTTTATTTTAACTATTTTATTTAAAATATTATTTTTTTCTACCTTTTTTTCTATATTTATATCATCTAACGCGCTTAACATTAAAAGACTAAATTCAGCTATGTCGTAAATTTCAGTTGATAATTTTTGTAAAATAATTTTTCTAATATTTTTATAATACCTTTTTTCAATATTTAATAATTCAATTTGAAATTTTAAATATGTTGCAGTTTTTTTTAATGGTAATGTATCATTTAAATTATAACGCATATAAAGTTTATTAATATCTAATGTTTTATTATGAATTTTTTCTATATTTATATCCAGTTTGTCCATTGTATCTACTATTTTATTTATTTTTGAGTTCAAATCATCAATATCTAATATTTTACTAGAATTATCTGACATAATTATAATAAAATAGAATTAATTATTATATTTAATTTTAATTAAATATAATAGTTAAAATACTCAAGTCGACATGATTATGTATTGGTTGGATTGTTGTGTGTGTTATTTTTTATTAATATATTCAGTTAATTTTTTTTTTATATTATTTAACATTTTTATAGATAGTTCTGTATTATATTTCCTATGAAATTCAAATGCTTTTTGATAAGAATTAACTAAAACATTATACTCTATATCTTTTTTTAAGGTTGTTTTATAAATTTTAAAAGTATTATTAATAATTTGTTTTGTTTTATCACTATTTAATACTTTGTGAAGTTTACTATCTTTTTGTAATTGAGAAAATATTAATTTACGCGAAGACAATAGATTATCTGTTTTTTCATCAGAAGTCATATAATCTATTTATTATACTACTTTATAAATAATAATTCAATTTTAATTAATCCTTTAATTATTAATTTAATATAATAATCTTAAAATGAAAAAAGATTAAATTAAATTTTTTATAAATGATAAAGCTGTATTATTTTTTAATTCTTCTAAATTGTATTGCATATAACTTATATTTGATAAAGTTTGTATTATATCTTTTTTATCTGGAATATATAGATTATTTATATTATACTTATCACCATTTATATTTTTGGTTGAAAGATTATAGACAACTGACATTTTATGACAAGCAATAATTGGTAATCCTTGAATAATACTGTCAACTAAAGAATTGGAATTAAAAGATATTACACAGTAAGCATTTTTTAAACTATTGTTAAGAATTTTATTTTTATCAATTTTTATTGATTTTGGTATTTTAAATTTATATTTTTTTCCTTTTTTACTTTTTAAAAATAAAGGGTGGTATCTAAATAATATTTGTTTTTTAGTTTTTTTTAGCATATTTAATATATTATAAACCCACTCTATATAATTTACACTTTTTACTTGACTATCCCAAGGTAATTGGGCACAAAATAAAATATATCCGCTTTTATTTATTTTTAAATCTTTAATATCTATATTTAGCATTTTTAATCTATCATCGGGACAATTTTTAGGTAATCGTTTTGAAAGACCTCCTATGCCATTTACTCCTAACGAAAAATATTTTTTTCTATTTATAAAACCCTGTTCGGCAATTATACTAAATTTGTATTTTTTATCAAGTTTTTTCCTAAATTTTGTATTTGGTTTGCTAAATATACCAAAATGTATATTAATATTATTTTTTTTATTTAATTTACCATACTTATTAATAGTATAATTACTATGATAATTTTTTAAACATAATGCTAAACTTTTTAATATATTATTAAGAAGTTTATCTTTCTTATTTCTATCAAAATACAAGTCCATATATTTTAAATAGAATATTAATTAAATAAAAATTCAATCAACTTGTTCCATTTCTTTATCTGCTTCTGCTTCTACATTTTCTTCTATTGTTTCTAAACTACTATTTTCATCAACTTGTTCATCAACTTGTTCATCAAGTTCTAATCCTAATCCCATCATTACCATTTGATGCATTCGTCTTGAAAATTCTTTTGGAGCTTCAAGAGTAAATCCAGCATTTAGTAAAGCAGTATCATATAGTAATGTAACTAGACTTTCTAAACTTTTTTGTTCATCTTCATTTGAAATACGAGTTCTCATTGACTGAATAATTTTATTAGTATGATTAATTTCTAAAATCTTTTTACTCATCATATAAGACATACTATTTTTATCTCCCAGAGCTTGTGCTTTCATAATCCTTTCCATATTAGCACTCCAACCATGTTGACTAGTTACAACACTAAAAGGATCATTTACCATTCTATTTGAAACAACAACATTTTCAACACGACCTTTTAACATTTCTTTAATTTTTAAACACAATTCTTCATGATCCTTTTTAACCTGTTCAAATGTTTCTTTTTCTGATTCATCTTCTGGTAATTCAAGTCCTTCTTTAGTAATAGAAACAAGATTTTTTCCATCATATTCTTTTAGTGATTGAACACAATATTCATCAATAGGTTCAGTCATATAAAGAACCTCTAGTCCACGTTTTGTAACTCCTTCAACATAAGTTGAATTTGAAACATTTTCTAAACTTTCTCCTGTAATAAAATAAATATCTTTTTGATTATCTTTCATTCTAGTTACATAATCCTCAAGACTAGTTGTATCATCACTATTAGAGGATTTATATCTAAGTAAATTAGCTAGTTTATTTTTATTAGCTGAATCTTCGTGAATTCCTAGTTTAATATTCTTTGAAAATTGTTCGTAAAATATTTTGTATTTTTCTTCATCATTTGCTAATTCTGAAAACATTTCTAAACATTTTTTAACTAAATTTTTTCTAATAACTTTTAACATTCTTGATTGTTGAAGCATTTCTCGTGAAATATTTAATGGTAAATCTTGAGAATCTACAACACCTTTAATAAAACTAAGATAATTTGGAACTAGGTCTTGAGATTCATCTGTAATAAATACACGTCTGACGTATAGTTTTACATTTGATTTTTTCTTTTCTGTCGGACTACTAAATAGATCCATTGGTGCGCGTTTTGGAACAAATAATAGAGCTTTAAATTCTAAATTTCCCTCTACTGAAAAATGCTTGACCGCTAGATGATCTTCCCAATCATTTGAAACAGATTTATAAAATTCACCATATTCTTCTTCTTTAATTTCTTTTGGATCTCTAACCCAAAGTGGTTTTGTTTTATTTAGTTCGTCAAATTCTGTATAAGTTTCTTTTTTCATTTTCTTTTTTTTTTCTACTACTCCATCGTATTTACTTTCATCCACTTCTTCAACTACTCCTTCAACTTGTTCTTCTACTTCTTCAACAACACCTTCTTGTGATTCAGTTTGCTCTTGAGTATCTTCCTGTGAACCACCTTCTTGTGATTCAGTTTGCTCTTGAGTATCTTCTTGTGTTCCACCTTCTTGTGATTCAGTTTCATCTTGAGCATCCGTATCTTCTACTTCACGTTCTTTAAGACATTGTAGTTGAATTGGATAATTAATAAATTGTGAATGTTTTGTTACAATATCTTTTAGTCTATTTTCTTCTAAATAATCAAGTTGATCTTCTTTCATATGTAAAGAAATACACGTACCACGTGTAAGTGGCATTTCTGATGGAGAAATTGTAAAAGATCCACCAGCATTTGATTCCCATGTATAACATTCATCGTCATTATGTTTACTTGTTACTTGAACACGTTCAGCAACAAGAAATGCTGAATAAAATCCAACACCAAATTGACCAATCATAGATACATCCGAACCAGCAGATAAAGCTTCCATAAAACCTTTAGTTCCTGATTTAGCAATAGTACCTAGATTATTTACAAGATCTGATTTTGTCATACCTAAACCAGTATCAATAATATGTAAAATTTTATTTTCTTTATCAGGTACAAGTTGAATATGTAGATTACTTTCACTATCTAGAACAGAATTATCTGTTAATGATTGATATCTCAATTTATCCAACGCATCAGAACTATTTGATACTAATTCTCTCAAAAAAATATCTTTGTTACTATAAAAAGTATTGATAATTAGACTCATCAATTGTGATATTTCAGCTTGAAACGCAAATGTTTCGACATTCTCTTCAACTCTATTTTCAGTATTTTCCATTTATATTAATAATAATACAAATCTTTATATATATATATTTATTTAAAAAATAAATATATATTTACTAAATTAATTTAATAATAAACATTATAATTTAATTTCATGTCCTGTTATCTCAAGTTTACTAACTTCTGGATGTTGAACTATAGCACCTGCAATAGCAATAACTAAAGAAAATAACAACATGAAAGGAATAGGGTTACTGTTACCAAGTGTTAAAAGCCTTTTTATAGAAAGCATTATTGGACCTTTTTTGTTAAATTCTTTGCCTGTGTTATCGTTTTCCCATTTAGTTACATCCTTGTCTACATCATCTTTTTTTGGAATCATGGAAGCGATATAAAGAAGCGCGCAAGACACAACCATCATTTTAAGAAGTAAATCAATTTTTACCATATATATAAGACTATAGAAAAATTTTAACAAAAAATAATATTTCTAAATATTTTTTTTTGTTAAAATTTTATAATAATATTTCTAAATATTTTTTTTTTTTAAAATTTTATAATAATATTTTTAAATATTTTTTTTGTTAAAATTTTTAGAAATATTATAATTTAATTTCATGTCCTGTTATCTCAAGTTTACTAACTTCAGGATGTTGAATTATAGCACCTGCAATAGCAATAACTAAAGAAAATAACAACATGAAAGGAATAGGGTTATCTTTAACCGTAAAAGTTAAATACATTTTTATCCAGAGCATTATTGGACCTTCTTTGAAAAAATCTTTGCCTGCGTTTTCCGTCGCCCATTTTTGATAATCCGCAATTACATCATCTTCTTTTGGAATCATGGAAAAGATATAAACAAGCGCGTTAGACACAACTATCATTTTAAGAAGTAAATCAATTTTTACCATATATACTATTCTAGATAATTTTTATAATTAAATTTTTTAAATATTTTTGTAACATTGTATTTATTATTTTTTTTATTATATATATTTTTAATTCGTTAAAAAGTTGATTTTTTAAAATAATAACTAAAGAATTATTACTATAATAAATAAGATGGGAGTACCAGGATTTTTTTTATGGCTATGGAAAAATTATAAAAAAACTAACTTTGTGTTTAGTAAATCTAGTTTAGATTTAAATTTAGATAAAGCATTAATAAAACAAGTTAATAATTTAGATTATTTACTATTAGATGCTAATTGTTTAATTCATCCAGTATGTTTTAAAACTTTAGCAGATAATCCAGATCAAAAAGATATAAAAAAATTAGAAAGAAAAATGAGAATAAATGTTATTGAATATATAGAAAAATTAATAGAATATGTAAAACCGAAAAAAGGAATTTACTTAGCGATTGATGGTGTAGCACCTGTTGCGAAAATAAAACAACAACGAAGTAGACGATTTAAATCTGTCGGTGATAAAAAA